GGAATACCTTGGTGCAAAATGGGAGGAACAAAAAGATGGAAAAATTTAAAAGTAGGAAGTTTTTAATGTGTTTAGCAGCGGCTTTAGCATCAATAGGTGCATCCATTGCCGGATTAGCATCTTCAAATGAAAAGGTGGCTGTTGTGGGGATCATCTGCACAATATCAAGCACGGCTATATATGCCTTTTGTGAGGCTTGGGTAGATAGTTCTTCCGCAAAAGCCAATACAACGCATATAGAAAGCACAAACAAAGAGGATTAAATATGGCAACAGAGATAGAACAACATGCATTTATTAGGGAAATAAGACCATATGCACAGGAAGCATATAAGGAGATTGGCAAAGTTCTTCCCTCTGTATGTATAGGCATGGCCTGCGTTGAGTCAGCTTTTGGCACAAGTAAGATCATGAGGCAACATAATGCCTTCTTTGGGCAGAAGGTTGGCTCTGGGAAGACAGCTGTGAAATATTGGCAAGGTTCATTTTTCACATCCAAGACAAAGGAAGAGTATACAGTTGGCACTCATACTGTTATCACTTCAGCATTCAGGGCATATCCAAGCATGGAGATGTCCGTTAAAAATTATTATGAGCTCCTAAACACTTCTTTATATAAGAGAGTACAAGCCGGGGCTCCGTATACTATGCAAATGCAGCAGATTAAGCTTTGCGGATACATGACAAGCTCCACCGAGGTCAATTCTGTATGTAAGATAATTGAAAAACATGGGTTGGTCAAGTTTGATACAGACATTATTATTCCGCATCCTGAACCAAAGTATCCGGTTCTCAAGTTTGGAGACAACAACATCTATGTGCTGTCATGGCAGAATTATCTCAATCAGCATGGGTATGTTTTGGTGACAGATGGCTTATTTGGCTCCGGTACATTAAAGGCTGTGAAACATTGGCAGCAGAGTCAGGGTCTCACACCTTCCGGGGTGATATCTGATCCTGAATGGAACATAGCTGCCTCATAAATTAGCCAAACCCTTACCTCTCTTGTGGCTCATTACCTTCCGGGTGGTGGGCCTTTTTTGTGCTATAATTACGGTAAGACACAAATATTTTTTGTGAAATTAAGCGATAATAAAATCGAGGTCGTAATACACACGTAAGACACAAAACAGCCCTCAAAGCCGCATAAATAGGGCTCTTCGATTCTGGTCATCAGCACGTGAAAGAGCTCGAAAAACCGCTTGAAATGGCGCAAAACTCGGGCTCTTCGCATTTTTATCGAAAATATGTTCATGTCCCGAAAACCGCATAAAATCGTATAACAAAAAAATCGTAAGACACACGTAAGACACTCGATATGTGCCTAAAATTTCGATTCTGTATGCCAGCATCTAACTAATATTTGAGTTGGTTAAGGGCCTTCTGGAGCTCTTCAAATTTGACGTGAGTATAAACTCTCTCCGTGATCGTGGACGGAGAATGCCCGACAAGGATCTGCAGAACAAGAAGATCGCACTTGCATTCCCTCATCTTGGTCGTGAATGTGTGCCGACAGTCGTGTGCAGTATGCCCGCAGAAACGCTTCAGAGCCTGATTTAAGCCGTCATGAGTGTGACCGTACAATTTGCCACCTTTCTCTTTATAATCGCTAAAATAAGACACAGCGCAGTCATGGATGGGTATCACACGGACTGATGATCTGTTCTTTGCAATATTGATATTGATGCACTTCTTTTCTATATCTATGTCGGATGGATCCAGATCGAGAAGCTCCTTCGTTCTCATACCGGAATAAAGCAACATCATGACGATTTTGCTCCACCATTCGTCTATCTGTGAGATCTTCTTTATCGTGTCGGGTTCCAGAACAGATCTGTCGATCTTGGGTGCGACCGTGTTACTTTTAAGATATCGGCTCGGATCTCTGTCGACAATTTCCATTCTCAAGGCATAATCGAATACCTTATGACAGACAGTCTTGATCTCCTGCTGTTGGGTCGTGGTGCAGGAATCGATACACCTCTGCATCTGTCCGGCCTTGATACTCCTGATCGGGCTGTCCTTTATCGGCTCCAGATATTTGTATGCTGCGGTGTAATTTGCCTTTCGGGATTCTGTGAAGTCCTTCTTTGCTTCCTCATAACACTGTCCGAAGGTGATCTTCGTGTAGCTGACATCAAACGGGTTGTCATTGTAGTCAGCCAGAGCCTTAATGGCTTCCGCTCTTGTGGCATAATATCCAAGATCCTGGAATATCTGTTTCCGTATCATGAGGACAGGATCGAATTCCCATCTCACAGTGATCCGGACTCTCCACGGCCTTCTGCGGTGTCCGGGAAGCTTACATATCCCGCCGTATTTGTTTGCGTTTTTCATATATTATCCTCTTGATTCAGATATTTATCCATAGATAACAGATCGTCTAAATATTCCATAAATCGACGTTGTCCGTCTTCGTTTAAGAGACGGAAGTTGTCAATTATTCCGAGTTCATCTATATCAGGATCTGTTATTTCAAACATTATCTGATTCCTAAAGCGCTCTTCATCTGTTAAATCTTTTACCGTATATCCCATGAGCCAAACAGGAGAGCAATTAAATATATCAGCCAGCTTTTGAATGGTAGATCTCTTTAAGTTCTCGACATTTCCTTTTTCCCATTTATTCACAGCAGAAGCTCCGACTCCGACCATCTTGCCGAGTTCTTCCATCGTGAGCCCCTTTTCGAGTCTTTTTTGATTTATTCTCTGTCCCATATCAGCCATTTTGGTCACGCTCCTTTCTACATATTACTTATCGGCAATAATAACACATTTTTTACATTTTGGAAAATAATTACAAAAAATAACAAAATATGTCTTTACAAGACACAAGATATTGTGTATGATGAATTTGTCCTGATAAGACAAAAGCAAATGAAAGGAGGCCAGGAATGAATACTAATGAATTGAAGGCGGAGATCACTCGAAACAATGAGACATCCGCCATCCTTGCTAAGCATCTAAACATGACAGGAGCGACATTCTCGAACAAGCTCAATAATAAGTCAGAGTTCACGCTGGGGGAGATCCAGAAGATTAAAGAGCATTATGATCTGTCTCCGGAACGCTTAGCAGAAATTTTTTTCCCTTGAATATGTCTTAAAAAGACAAAAGAATGATGCGAGGTGGTTTTATGACAGTTCCGGAAGCAGCAAAACAGTTAAACCTGTCAGATCAGACGTTGCGCTTATGGATCCAGCACGGATGTCCGTTCGGTGTGATCGTCAGAGAAGGTGATCGGAAAAGCTACTACGTGAGCGAGGAGCGTATGAAGCTCTGGAAGGAGGGGAAATTATGAATCAGAGGGACATTTTAATCATCATTCTGTGCTGCGCTGTATTGGCATTCGGGATCTTGTGTGACTGTTTAAAGGCCAGCATTGATGCAGAAAAAGCGGAAAGGAGGGAGCTTATTTGGAGGACTACGAGGGGACAGACGGAATCGTTTCAGAAGTATATTCGGAGCCTATAACACCTGCGCCGGAGCTGATCGAGGCTCAGCGGATTCAGATCGATCCTGATTATGGGATGAGGGTCCGTCACAACAGGGAGCTTGAGAAGATCGCAGAGACAGCATCAGATGAGGAACAGTTGCTCATGGCCAGGAAGATGGACTTCTCAATATTGGCACAGGCAATGTGGGAAATTTATTCAAAAGAACACGCAACTTTGGAACAAATAAGGGGGAATCTTACATGAAGGGAAACACAGAGGAATATCTTGATAACTTATTACATCCGGTGAACGGAAAAGCTGTCAGAGAACGTATGTCAGCCAGACAGTATCTCGTGGAGTATCAGGATGATATTCCGTTGATCATTATCACGGCATATCTCGACAGCGTGAAAGAGAGAGCCTACATCAATGACGGCAGGATCATCGGGTTCAAGCCAATATAAGAGCATGAAAAAAGCTCATGAGGGGTGTTTCATGAGCCTTTCGTAATAAGGGGAGTATGCGTTTTGTGCTTGGGTTAATAGGTAAATACAAGATATAAGCATCCCACACTTTAATTATACAAGATATAGTGGGTAAATGCAAGGAAAAAAGAGGAAATACATGAAGAAACAGGGCGTTACAAAGGGGTGGATCTCGGTCGATGAACAGCTTCCGAACAGTGACAGATATATCCTGATCTCGTTCTTCAATTATTCCCTTCCGGCGATCGGAAGATATGAGGAAGACGATGAAGGCGGAGGCAACTTTTATGAAGGTGACGAAGAGAGAAGCTGCTTAAGTTATGGGTTGCACGTGAGTGCATGGCAGGACTTGCCGGAACAGTATAAGGAGGAATGACAATGACGGAACAGGAATTGGAAGAATACATAGAGAAGCTTATTGATGAGCTGATGTTTGAGAAATGGGAGGAAGAACGATGAGCACATTATTTGAGATCGAAAATGATTTTAAGATTCTGTATAACATGGCAACAGATCCGGAGTGCGATGATGAAGTATTTCGTGACTCTTTAGAGGCGTTAACAGGAGAGCTTGAAGTCAAGAGCGCAGGATATGTCTATGTCATTAAGCAGCTCGAAATGGAAGCAAAGCAGGCGGATGAGGTATCAAAAGAGTTCGCAAACAAGAAGAAGCTGAGAGAGAACAGGATCAAGCGCATGAAGGATTCTCTCAAGGCAGCTATGGAGA